TCATCCATATATTTTTTACTTTCTTTTATCTCTAAGTAATTGACTAAAACCAATCCATAGTGATTAATACTATTCGTCTCCACCAGTCTCCGGATTATATGTTTTAGCGTCTTGAAAAAATGATATCGTTTCACTAAAACCAAAGTCATCATCACTTGTACCAATCGGTGTCGATTCAGGATCAGGTGCTACTGTATAACGATGTTCTCTTGAAGGTGAATTGACAGGTAAATCTGTATATTGATCGACTTGAACTTGCTTGATAATTTTTTCGTCTGTAACTGGTCCATATAGAAAAAACTTTGCAGTAAAAGTCAAAGTCCACACAATTGCTCGCCTTGTTACAAAGTCACCTTCATAACTATCCTCATAAGATATATCATCTAAAACAATTGGTATATCTCTGGTTTCATCCATTTCATTGTTGTCATTGATTGTAACTGTATAATCAGGTTGAAAGTATGGTAGTATTTGTTCTATAATTTCTAAAGCGTCTTCTGAATTTTTTGCCATAACAAAAAGTTCAAAAGTCAAATTGTAAGGAACAGGCATATATTGAGTTTTTGCTTTGTCTGCGCCGTTTGCAACTTTTAATTTATGCATACGATTTTGTTTTCTTTCTGGATCGTATGATAATGATCTTTTTTCGAAACCAATGCGAGGTAATGAAATAGCAGTTGACTTTGTTTGATTTGGATTTTGTGCCAATAAAGTCAATGCTTTTTTCTTTGGTCCATATGCCAAAGGAACTTTCATTGATTGAACTACGTTACCAGATGAATCTTCTCTGACTATTTGTATATTATTAAACATTGTACCAAATGCTACAATAACTTTCCTTATTATTCCGTGATAAAAATGATCACCTATCATTATAATACTCCTACGTCACCAAAAGGATTACTTTCAGTAAAATCTAAAATTGTATCGTCTTGCGTTTCAAAGAATTCGTTCTGCGCTTTCTTATCTATTATATCCAAGTTATAACTTTCTTGTATTAGTTTATACGGTGTATCACTTACACCTTCAAGTAATAAATTGTCACCGTCTTCAAGAACAAGTTGGTATAATAATTGATCAGTTGTAAGTTCATCTTCAATTGCATCGATATCTGCATAACCAGTATCAAGTCTTTCACTTGAATATTCAAACAACCTACATTTGAGTTTGTATACCGGTAAATTTTGTAATTGATAAAAAGGTTCGTCATGATCAACGAAACTAATTTCAAAAAGTTTATTAGGTGTTGGAAAAAATACTAAGTCACCTTCGTTTGGTCTTGATGCAGAAATCAAATTTGTGTCCATTGAAATTAACTGTTCCCAACGTCTTCTTGCTACAACCAGTGTCATTTCATCACGAATTTCTAAACCAAACTTTGTTGCAATTTCTTTTTCGCCTTCCATACCTTCATATGTTTCAACATACATTTCAATTAGATAAGCATCATTGAAAGTTGAAATTGAGTCTTCACCGAAAAGATCATCTTCGTTTACAATCTTTCTAGGCATATACAAAACGTCTTGCCCAAAGGCACGAAGTTGTTCAATGACTAAATCTTCATATAGATTTTGTTCGTTGTTTGTGCCTGTAGAAAAATATACGTTGGTTGGCATATATTATCCTATAATATGCATCGGTGGAAGTTCGTATGCAAGTTGTATCTGTTCTTCTAATTTATTGATTTCGTCTTGTGCTTGTTGGTAAATTGTTTCACCGTTTAGAGTTACACCACCCAACATTGAAACGCCGTTGAATTTAATAAGGTTTGAACCCCATTGTCTTTTGACTAATTGTACTGCATATTTTTTCAGAAATATATCGTCCCAGATATCTGTGTAACTAGAAGGATCTAATTTAGCATAACATTCTATAATAATAAATTCGTTTGCTGTGATTTGTTGCCAGTCAGCATCTAAGTATAATCTGTTTTGATGTTGGTTGTGACGAATAGGTATTTCACCTACTAAAATATGATTGAGAAAATCTAATTGTTTCATTGTCATATCATATTGAATGACAGAAGTTGAAGAAAAATCATAAAGATCATTCAATCTTAATTGATATCTTACATCAAAAAGATTCATTGAACCTTTATCAGAAAAATCAAAAACATTTAGAATTGATACAACACGATCAGGAACTGGTATCCAGTTATTTTGTTCGTACCAAGTTGCGGTTACTGAATTGTCTATGGTATCAGTGGCAGTTGTGCCAGAATCGTTTGCTCTTGCACGTGTGATGTCAGCAGATGTAATTTGATACTTTAGATAAACTCGCTCAATACCATCATAGTGATATTGAGCAAAAAACTGTAATGCTTCGTCAATGCGATCCTCTACTTGATCAGGATCGACATTGACATCAATAACTGGTTTACCTAATGCTCGTAAACAATATTCTTTGAAAGTTGCTCTGGTATTTGGTACTGCCATGTAGTTATTTATAAAATAACTTAACCGAGAGCAACACCCATAGCAATTGCAAAACCTTCGCTTGAAACACTACCAAAAGAAATGTTACCAGAACCATCTGTCTGTAAAACTTGATTAGCAGAACCATCCGAAGTTGGTAAAGTAAATGCAGAATTTACAGATAGTTTTGAAATATTTACAGCACCTGTACCATTTGGTGAAATATCAATACCAGCATTTGTAGTGCTTGTAGTTATACCACTTGATGTTATCTTTATGTTGCTTGGTAGTCTTGCTTCACCTGATGTACCACCTACTGAAACGTATGATCCACTTACTGCCGATACAAATAAATTACCAGATGATGTGGTTATTGATTGACTACTAGAACCGCTACTGTATATGTCGATATAACTATCTAAAACTACTTTACCGCTACCATTAGGTGTTATACTAATATTTGCATTTGATGCGGAAACAATAGAATTGCTATTTACATCTAAATCTCCACCAAGTTGTGGTGTAGTGTCATCAACTAAATCAGATATACCGCCGCTTGAAATTGTTGCCCATGATAATGATCCTGATCCATTTGTTTGTAAAACTTGATTAGAAGAACCATCTGAAGTTGGTAAAGTAAATGCTGAGTTGACTGTCAACTTTGATACATCTACTGTTCCTGAACCATTTGGTGTTATATTAATATTTGCGTTTGATGTAGAAATTATTGAACTACTATTTACATCTAAGTTACCACCTAATTGCGGTGAAAGATCAGATGAAACTTCAAATAAGTTATCACTTGGTACTGAATTGAAAACTAAAACCGACGATGTTGCCATTTATTTATCTTCCTTTTTTTTATTTTTTATCCTAATGCTATTGTAACTGCTAAATCTGTGCCACCTGTGCCACCAGATGACTGATCTACAAATTGTAAGTTACCTTCTCCATCTGTTTGAAGAACTTGACCTTCGCTACCATCGGAAGTTGGAAATGTGATTGCCGAATTAATTGTAAGATTCGAGGCATTCACTATACCGCTTCCGTTTGGTGTCAATATAATATTGCCATCAGTATTTACTGATGAAATTGTGTTTCCATTTAGATTTAGATTGTCAACCTCTAAATCTGTATCTATAATTACTGTACCAGTTCCGTCTGGTGAAAGTGTTATGTCTTGATTTGTTCCATAACTTTCAATCGTTGCATCTTTTATTTTTATACGATCTAAAAATAAACTACCTGTGCCTTTTGAGTTTATATTAAAACTGCCATTATCATATCTGCTTTGTATAGATGCGTTTTGAATTTCAACATCGTCTAAGTAAATACTACCTACACCGTTTTGTTGAATCCAGATGTCACCATCAGCATCAGTTGCTGAGATTTGATTCCCATTTAGATTTATATTATCAACATCTAAATCAGTATTAATAACAACCGAACCTGTACCGTTTGGTGACAAGTTTATGTTACCATTTGATGTTGAAACTATATCATTTCCATTTACATCTAAGTTACCACCTAGTTGTGGTATATTATCATCAATAACATTAGATATTCCTAATGTGATTATGTTATTATTTGAATCCTTTACAAATATTTTTTGATCTGCTGTATTGATAGCAACCTCACCGACACTTAAATCACTTGATGTCGGTGAAGTGCTTGCAATTTCAGATCGTTTTAATCTAATTACTGCTGCCATGATATACCTTCATAATATTTAGAATGTACCACCATCCCACGTTGCACTACCTGCGGATAAGGTGCCACTAACATCCATATCACCACTAACTTGTACTGATCCTGAACCATTTGGATTTAAAATTAAATCCTGATCGGTATTTTCAGTAGCAATTGTGTTTGATTGAAAAATAATGTCATTATCCTCTAATGCTTCTGCTGGTCTGAATGGTAAAACAACACCACTTGTTGCACTTAGCGCAAAAAGTAATGGATTGCTATAACCACTTGTAGGTTCAGTTTGAGTCAATAAACCTGCTGTCGAATTTGACAAAAAGTAATAATGACCTGCACTTAAACCTGACAATCCAGTAACTTTACCTGATAAACAAACTGAAAAGTTATTCACATCATGTACTTCTGAGACTAAAAATAAACCAAGAGTGTCAGCATCATCTGCTTGCGCTTTTGCGTATGTAGCACCTGTACCGAAATACAGAACGTCACCTACTGAAAAACCATGCGATGATTGCGTAACAGAATATGATACATTTTTGTCTGACCATTCAATAGCACCTGAACCATCGGTAGATATAATCTGACCTCTAGTTCCTGTGTCACTGTCTATTGAAAATCTTTGAATGTCAACATTTCCTGTACCATTTGGTGATAAGATTATATCTGTATCGTTATTGATAGAAGAAATTGTTGCATCACTTATAGAAAGAAAATCAACATTGACTGATCCTGTTCCATTTGGAGATAAATTGATATCTCCATTTGAAGTGGATACAATTGAATTACCATTGACATCTAAATTGCCACCTAGTTGCGGCGTTGTGTCGTCAACTAGGTGGGCAATGGATAATGTAACAATATTGTTACTGGAATCTCTTGTGTATATTTTTTGATCAGCAGTATTAATCGCAACTTCACCAACCGTAATGTTTGATGTAGTTGGAACAGAACTTGCTGTTTCAGATCGTTTTAATCTAATTACTGCCGCCATAAAATACTCCTCTTATTCTCTTATTTTTCTTAGAATGTACCACCGTCTACAATAGCATTTAATGTTGCTAAGTCAGTAGACTCTGTGTAAGAGAATGTAGTTGTTGGTGCACCTGACAATCCAGTTACTAGGTAGTATTCACCATCAGTAGCATCACGGAAGAAACCAGTGTATTCAGTTGAACCATTGTTGTATGTTCCGTAAAAACCGATATCAACTGCGTCAGCAGAAGTGTTGTTATCACCTAATGATAGAATCGGGTCATCAATAGTAACAGTTGTAGATTCAACAGTTGTAGTTGTGCCAGTAACAGTTAAGTCACCAGAAACAATAACAGTACCTGTTCCATTAGGACTTAGAGTTAAGTCACCGTTGGAATTGGTTGTTGAAATTGCGTTACCATCAATTGTAATGTTATCAACGTCTAATGAAGTGATACCGTTTAGATCAGTTCTTGATCCACCAAGTGAAATACTATCGGAACCAATTGTGATTGCACTGTTTGCTAGATGAACATTGTCAACTGATCCGTCAACGATGTGCTCAGAATCAACTGAATCATCAGCAATCTTAGTACCGTCAACGATGTCAGCGGCAAGGTGTGCTCTGTCAACTGATCCGTCAACTATATGCTCTGAATTGATTGAATCGTCAGCGATTTTTGTTCCGTCAACTGCGTCTGCCGCTAATTGAGTTGTGTCAACGCCACCGTCTGCTATTGTAACAGCACCTGAAGCAACTGTAAAGTTTGCACTTGCGAATGATGCAACACCTTTGTTGGATGCTGTGGCATCTTCAGCAGAAATTGTGATTGTGTTATTGCTAACAGCAGTATCAATACCTTCGCCACCAGTGAAAGTTAGAGTTTCACCACCTGCAACTGTATCGTCTGTTCCAGAATCTGCCGCTACATCGAAATTTGTTGAAATTGATGCTGTGCCTGCCGCAGTTAAACGACCTTTTGCATCAACTGTAAAAGTAGGAACTTCTGTTGCCGATCCATAAGAACCTGCTGTAACAGCGGTGTTTGTTAAATCAAGAGTTACACCTGCTGTCTCTGATCCAGAGTTAGCAACTGTAATGTTTGAGTTACCAGCGTCTGCTATTGTAGCAACGTAGTTACCAGTAGTGTCTGTTCCTAAAGCAACACTATTTGCTTGGATTGTAGCAGTTAATGTAACGTCACCTGAACCGTCAACTGAAACACTACCACCTAAATCTCCTGCGAGTGTGATGGTTCTTGCAGTTTCCCATTCAGATGCTGTATCTGCGTTACCAGTTAAATCACCGGTTACGTTACCAGTTAAACTTGCTGTGATTGTTCCAGCGGCGAAATTGCCACTTGCATCTCTTTCAACAAGTGTGCTTGCTGTGTTTGAAGAAGTTTTTGCATCAATGACATCAGTAAAATACTTACCGCCAATGACATCAACGCTTGAACCGTTACCTACGAATAAACGATCCCCTGCGTTTGCACCAGTACCAGTACCAAACGTAAACGCTAATTCACCAGCGTTCAAACTACTTGGTGCACTCGTACCGCTTGATCTTTTGATCTTAATTATTGCTGCCATAATTTTTTTTTCCTTTTTTTTATTTTTTACTAATTAGTTTATAACAAAAAATTGAAACTAGAATTCACCAGCGTCTAAAGATACTGTACCCTGTGAGGTATCAATATCCAGACCAATGAGTTCATTTGTTGCTTCCCAATTTCCACTACTAGCATTGTATTGTAATAGTGCGTTGTTTTGTACATCATCTATACTTACATCATTTAATTCTGATAGTTCGGAAATTGAAACAGCATCACCGGCATCACCTTTCGGTCCCGGAACTGTTATTCTAATTAGTTTTGGTTTGTTTGTTTGTGATAGTGATGCTGAGATACCTTTTCGATTGTTTATTGATCCTAATACTGACATTAACTACTCCTTGATACACTTGGATTGACCGTTGCAATCCCTTCAACAACTCTTGATTTCGTGTCGCTCGTATCTGCAATCAGAACATCATACACATACCTACCAGATTCTAATCCGGATGTCTGTGCGTCTGTAAGAGAAATAGTCAATTGACCTGTTGTTCTATCAGATGCGAATGTAACTGTAAAATCCGTCGAAGTTGTTGACGAATATGTTTTTCTAATTTGAGCAATACCTGTATAACCGGATAAATCTAACGCATCACCGTCACTATCTGTAATGGTTACAGTAGTTTCATAATCAGATCCCTGATCAATGAATATATTACTGATTGCTCCCATTAAAGATTATTTATAAAAGTTGTATATTTTTATAAAACAATTTTATGCAATTGTACAACCATTATTTGCAAAAACTGTCCATCCGTTTGCACCAGTCCATATTAAGGAAATTGAATCGGTTGCGTCTTGCATAGTAATTGTGCTACCATTTGAAAAAGTTGTAGGTGTGATTGTAACATTCCCACCGCCATCAGTGTCTAATATTATAATCTTTATTTGACCGACATTTGATACGTCTGCCAATGTTGCAGATTCCGAAGATGCACTTGAAGAGAGTCTTGTCAAAGTTGTGCTAGTTGAAACCGTTAATGATGTAGAACCATCACCTATCAAAAGTTCAGATGAACCAGAAAAAACTTTGTTTGTAAGTGTTTGTGTAGCAGTATCTACGACTACGTTACCAGTTGCATCTGGAAATGTTATCGTTCTGTCATCTGTTGGATCAGTAACTGCTAAAGTTGTTTCGTAATCATCATCTGTTGCACCTTCAAATACAATCGTATTTGCTGTAAAAGAAGGTTGTACATTTACAAAAGTCACAATTTCATTGACTGCTTCAACTAAATCCGAAACGGCAACCGAACGAATATCTGTTGGTAAATCATTGATATCACCAACGTCCGTTGCGAGTTCATTGAATTCAACTCTAAAATCTTCAAATGTGAATGATGCTGGTGTATTTCTGTCTGCCATTTATTTACTCTTTTGATGCAATTTTTTCAAGAATAGATTTGATTTCTGTCATCTCTTTTCTCAAACTATTTATTTCTTTTGTTGCGCTCTCTAATTGCTCATTCTTTTTTTTCGCTTCTTCTGATCTTTGAACCGCCGCTTTGTAAGCATCATAATTTGTATTCACGACACCTTTTGAATATGTGTCTCGAACTAGATAATCTTTATTTTCAATATCGACGTATTTCATAAAACCCCTTTACGTTGCCAATGCCAACACCCTTAGATTTTTTATCTTCGGAACTTCAGATGTGTTTGTTCCTTGCATACGAATTTTGACTGAAAAAGCAATAAATTCGTCA